GGCTGACATGAGATGAGAGAAACACGATAGTCCCCTACTCTTCAGTGGCAAATCTCCAGAGGTAGTCATTGAGCCAAGGAATGGAGATGATGCAGTAGGGGTCAGACAGACCCTGGCATACCTCCTCGAATTCAAGTTGACGAATGGGGCATATGCCAAACAAATCAAAGAAAGACAAGCGAGCAGCATCTGTGACCGGTTGCTGCTCTTGGAAACCAGGGTTGAGGACCGGAACAAAACCGATAAGAGAGTGTCCAGACATGGATGCCAAATCAAACTTGGGGGAGCTACGTGACAATCGCCAGACAGCAGATACAAGGGCGGAACACATTGGGACACCACTTGTGATGTAAGAATATCCAATAGCAATGCCCTTGAGATGCTCCCTGCACAAACGGTCGGGGACATTCTTCGTCGAAAAACCAAATCTGATGAGAAATTCACCAAGTTCGCGAACAAGAGTGTACTTTGTCGGGCCGACCTTGAGTAAGTGCATTTTGCAAAAGGCTGATGAGTGTTTGATTTTGAGACCGATTTCAGAGTAGATTGACATGTCTGGTGGGTCGTGATGCCAGATGATTGCAGAATCGTCGCCATTCTCAAGTAAAGACATCCACTGCAGATCACGGACCCATGGAACAGATTTGTACCAATCAGATCGGAGGTTGTGGGAACGCCTGTATGATTCGACATATACGAAGGAATGGGCGCAGACACCGAGAAAGTTGTTGGCGATAGACGTCTGCGGATCACCTGACTGGCGACATCTACCCTTGACAGAGAAAGCAAAGGGAAATTCTCCAGGGTTGCATCTTGTTCTTGCCTGCCAGTGGGTTTCTTCGTGATAGATGGAACTGATGACGGACTCAGGAAAGTGGAATTGCTTCCACAAGAGTCTCTCGATGTCGAAGGCGATTCTCGAGAGGGACAAGTCAAAGGTTGAGAAGTCGTAGAAGGACCACAGGCCGGCATGTTCTGCAAGGGCATCTCTTGTTTCAGAGTACGACAAATAGTAAGCAAACCCCCAAGTGCGGAACATGCGTATGAACTTGGACACAGTATAGAAAAAGCGCCCACAACGGTCCGTTCGAGCAGGGTCGACATCACTGACAATCCTTGACTTGTTTT